AGCATATCAATGTTCGGTTTCCGGATCAGATCAAAAAAGATTTAAAGAAGTTTAAGTTTATTGCTGATTTACCGGATGATCATCTATTATTTAAAAAGGAGAGATAGTATGAAGATGAAAATCTTTGAAGATATAAAGGACATGAGTTACTTTAATGATTATCTGCTTGAAAAGATTGCATTTATCTGGGTGCGGTATCGGGACGGCGAGAACCTGGCTATGTTCAAACCAGGAGCAGATCGAGGCAACTGTGATAACCATAAATACTTTCCGGATATGGGAGAGAGGTTGAAAGAGTCTTTAATCTGGTTTAATAAGAATAAATGGAAATTAAATATATTTGTTAATTATGACTGGGGCACTGATGATATGAAAGAAGTTTCCAGAAACTTTTTAGTTGACAATAATATAGATTTGACATGGACTATCGGGGCGCATATGATATTCAATTCATTCTTGAATAAGGACGGATCTCCCGGATCAATGGCGAAGTTCCTGGATATAATCAGGGATAACGAAAGGGTTGTCCTGGTTGCGAATGAAAGTCTATTTAATTTCAGTACATCAATGATGATCCCGGAAGTGGTCAGGGTTCCGAAAGTTGACTGTTGGTTGTCTTATGATCTCACTTTGAAGAGATGCTCTGATCTTACTGGGAGAGGGAAAAAGAAAATCTTTCTATTTTGTGCCGGAATGATGAGCGAGGTATTAATCAGGGATCTTGCAGCATTATATCCATGCAATACTTATATGGATATTGGTTGCATGTTTGATTTCATTGTCGGGTTGGAAAACAGATCATACATGACAGATGAGTATTATAATAAAGTTATAAAACATTATGGAAAATATCTGAAATAAAACTTTTTAAGTTTCTGAAAAGGTTATATTGAATTATCCTGGCGTGTGGAATAATATTTAAAGGGAAGGTGAAAGGATGTATAAATATAAAATAGGCGATATAGTTTATCCGAGAGGGTGCCCATCAGATTATAAATTAGAAGTTCCTATAAAAATCAATTTCAGGGAACGGGAAGATGGGGAGAACATGTATTCTGACGGTGGTCATGGATGGTATCCGGAATTAACTATAACAGACAAAATACATGAAAAACCATTGCCCTGTTATTTGATCAAACCATAGGAGAGTAAAGGAAATTTATTTAGAGGTGATGTATGAAAATAACAAAAGGAAAACTAACAAAATTAAATGCGTGTAGTAGTGCCAGAAATTACTTTAAAGAGAACAAAGGATTTTACGGTTTAGAATTAGCGGATTTCTTAAAAAAACTCATGCAGAAAAAATGGCAGGATAAAATCAAACAGGAATGTAACGATAATTCTTTGGTCTGGGCTAATTGGTTAATTGTTAGATGTATGAAGAGAAAACAATATTTAGCATATGCGGTTTTTGCAGCAAGACAGGTTTTAAGTATTTATGAAAAGAAATATCTAAATGATGACCGACCAAGAAAAGCAATTGAAGCAGTGGAAAAATGTATTAAATCTGATACTAAGAAGAATCGTTATGCTGCTGCTGCTGCTGCTGCTAATGCTGCTGCTGCTGCTGCTAATGCTGCTGATGCTGCTTATGCTGCTGCTTATGCTGCTGCTAATGCTGCTTATGCTGCTGCTAATGCTGCTTATGCTGCTGATGCTGCTGCTAATGCTGCTGCTGCTGCTGATGCTGCTTATGCTGCTGCTAATGCTGCTGCTGCAATAAAAAAGATGAGAATAAAAATATTAAACTATGGTATTAAATTACTCAACCAATAACCCAACCAGAGGAGAGTAAGGATGAAATTAAAAACAAATGTAGCGTGTATTCAAGGAAAAAGAGGTCATTATTTTTTTCATGTTGGTAGCATTGTATTTATATTTAAGGCTATAGGCAATGGATGGCGGTTAGAATTATTTACACCTTTGCATAGATTTAGATTTTCAACATACAAATAGGAGAGTAAAGGATGAATGAATTAAAAAAACAGTTTGAAAAGGAAGTTAAACTAAAGAAATGTAATGGATTTTCCTCTATAAATGGATTTATGATTCCAAACAAGCATGTTCTCAAAGAATATACAAAATGGCTTGAAAAGAAATATAATGGGTATGTTGTCGATACTAATTTAAGTATCATGTGCTTGTCTGATCAACTTAAACACGCCGTTAAAATAGCGGATGAATATCATTATAAAAGGAAAGCTGATTTTAAAAAGGTGTTAAAGGCGATTGATACAATCTGCGAAAGCGTATGTCTTGAAACTGATAGATTGAAACAAGCAGTGAATAAAATTATAGGAGAGTAAAGGAATGGAATTAACACAAAGTCAAAAAGATTGGTTACATATTCAACAGGAAAAAGCAAGAATAGAAAATCAAAAGATTTATAAAGAAGAGGTTTCAAATACATATATTCCAGAACCAAGATGTCCAGAATGTCAAACAGAAATGAAGGAATTTGTAAATATGTATAGATGCAGAAGATTATCTTGCAGGCATAGAATAATCAAACCATAGGAGAAATAAAATGAAAAATTTAGACAAATTTAATGCGTGGATGATTAAAAAGAAATTGTATAACAAAGACAATGAATTAATCTTGCATGAAAAAGATGGCAAGGTGAAAGTGATTAATAATCCTGACAAGAAAATCCTCAATCCATATCTAATGGAATACATCATTGAATTAAATGAAACCGATTCCGATGCTTTATATGCGGAATTAGAAAAAGTTATTAATGGGATATAGGAAATTTATTTAGAGGTGATTGTATGAATTTACTTTGCATAGGTAGTCTTAGGTCAATGTCAGGGTCAAGGTCAATGTCAGGGGCAGGGTCATGGGCAAGGTCATGGTCAGGGTCAAGTTAAAATAAAATTCAAGGAGAAAAATTATGTCAAAAACAATTGAGGAGAGTAAAGCCAGAGAAGTATGGAGTCATATAATAAAAATAGGGGGCGGTAGTGATTATATTTCAAAGAATGTTTCTGACATGCATAACGAATACGAAAAAGCCCTATCCCTAAAAGATGCAAGGATTAAGGAACTGGAAAAAGAGAATAAGAAGTTGAAGGATGATATTGATGTTTTTGAATGTACTTATGAAATTACTGCTGAAAGATTAAGAGAATTAGAAGATGAGGGGTATTAAGATGAATAAGTCAGCAGAGCAGAAAGCAGTTGAAAAGGCAAGGGAACAGCATAATGCAGTTGATTTTAATAATGATTCCCGTTCGAGATTGTGCAAGAATAGTGTTTATACAAAAGAGTTCTACGAAAAAGCCCTATCCCTTAAAGATGCAAGGATTAAAAATTTGGAAGAAGTTGTTGAAACTTATGAAATAAATAACGCATATCCTGAATTTGAAAGGGATGAACATTTAGAGAAAATCAAGGAACTGGAAAAATCAAATGATGATTTATGTGAACATATAAAAGGCAAGGATATAATAATCAGAGAAACCGATAAAAGGATTAAGGAACTGGAAAAGAAACTATCAAGCAAAGATTGTGCTAACTGTAAATTTGTATATGCGAAATTGGAAAAGGAAAATGCATCATTGAAAGAAGTAATAAGGAAAACAGGCGTTACTTAGCGGTATGCTTATTAAGTTGGAATATGTTCCAAATATAACAAAATGATAAAAGGCAAGGGATATACAGACGAAGAATTTACTCTCAAAAGGCGTGCACTTGATAGTTTATATATATTTACAAAGTATATTCTGGGATATAAAGATCTTGTTGAAAGAGTGCACAAACCATTATGCGATTTCATTCAAGGGGCAGGAGCGAATGGCGGTACTGTCCTGGATCTTGAGCCGCGTGATACTTTCAAGACTACCTGCTGCACTATCGGTTATAGTGTATGGATGATCGTAAAGGATAGGGATATCCGGATTGACTTAAATGTCAAGGCTCTTGGAAAGGGAAAAGAAAAACTCAATGAAATAAAAGGTCATTTTGAAAAGAATAGATTATTGCAAAAGATGTTCGGGTTCTTTGTTGGCGATGTATGGAAACAAGATCAGATAACTGTAACAGGTCGGTCATTTGAATATTCAGAACCAACTCTTTCTCTCGGTGCTGTCGGTCATGAGTTGACATCCGGCCATTATGATTTGATTATCAATGATGATCTTGCAGGGTTGAAAGATATGTTCTCCGAGGCGGAGAGAGCGAATGTCATAAGGTTCTATAAATCTCTAAAGTTTGTAAGGGATAAGGGGAAGTTTATTAAAGAAGTTAATATTGGTACTCGATGGCATTTGTTTGATATATCAGATTATATAATAAAGAATAGACTTGATGCAGTGGTCAGGATAAAAAAAGCATTATTAGATAATGGAGAGTCTTATTTTCCGGAGAGATATTCAACCGAAGAGTTGAGAAAAGAAGAGAAAGAAGATCCTGTATTTTTTAGTTCACAAAGGCAGAATTTGCCTCTCCCGGAAGCTACGCAGGTTTATACTTATGAAGAGTTGAAATTCTATGAGGGTGATATTAATGGCGGGATTAATTACGGTTATATTGATTTAGCTATGGCCAAGACGAGCAAGTCTGATTATGTATCGTTTATCATAGGGAATAAGGGAAAGGATAAAATCAGGATTCCTTATTGTAATGTCGCCAGGACGAAGCAAGATGATCTGATACAGTTGATTAAATTGAATGTCAAAGAATATGGATTAAGAAAATTAGGTATTGAGTCAAATAGCTTTCAGGAGTTATACGTTGATAATATTAAAAAGGCTTTAAAGGCTGAAAAGATATATGTTGATATTATGCCGATTGTGAGTGTATCGGATAAATATTTAAGGATAGCATCGGTGCATGGCCAGGTCGTTACTGATGTACTGTTTCGTGAGGACTGGGAGCAGAAATATCCTTTATTGATTAGACAGTTAATAAGTTTCCCTCAAGGGCATGACGATGCGCCAGACTCGTTATCAGGGCTGTTGATGATGTTCGGTAGTATATCAGAGCCAAAAATAAGGTGGTTATGAAAAGATACACTGCTAAGATACCTTATACTGATGAGTTGATCTCAAATGCTATATTAACATTAGATGATATAAGCGAAGTAAAAAAACTGTGTGAATATCTGGATATATCAATCGGCCGATATATAACCATGATAATAAAAAGAGATTTAAAACAAAATAAATTGTAGACATATTATAGTTTATTGGAATATACCTGCTATATTATATTTCAATGAGATTATTTACTAAAGTTAAAGGACTATTCAGTAATGATTCCACAAAGACTGTCAATCTACAAGAGAGTATTAGATTCCTGGAAAGTTTCCGGGGTGATGATCGAGTTACCGAGAGTACAGCTTTCTTTCAGCATGTCTGGGTATATGTTTGTATTAATTCAATAGCCCAGAATATTGCGCGCGTACCTTTCAAGATTTATAAAAAAAGACAGAATAAAGAGGACGATCTTCAAGAGGTTACGTCCGGGACTATTTATGATTTATTTCATAATGTATCGCCTTTCCTCAATAGTTTTCAATTATTTGAAGGTATTGAAGTTTTCAAGAATATGAAAGGCGAGGCTTTTATATATATCATGACAGAGGGCAGGATTCCAAGTGAATTTGCTTTCCTTAATCCGTCTTCTATGCGACAAATAATAGAGGACAAAAGATTAATAGGATGGCAGTATAATGAGGGAACAACTAATCTTTCATTGATGCCTGAAGAGGTTATACAGCTTAAATATTTTAATCCTGCAAATGCAGTCAGGGGTTTATCCCCGTTAGGTGCTGCAATGAAGTCTGTTAATGTTGATGAGTCTGCACGACAATTCGACCAGGCATTATTAGAGAATGGATCTTATGCAGGCGGAGTTTTAGAACATCAGGGCGAACTTAGTGATGCTCAATATAAAAGACTTCGCAAGCAGTGGGAAAAAAGACATAAAGGTTCTAAAAATGCGGGAAAGATTGCTATACTTGAGGGCGGAGCGAAATATCAACAATTAAAATTAACCCTTGAGGAAGTCCAGTTCATTGAACAGCGTAAAATGAGCAGGGATGAGATCGGAGCAATATATAAAGTGCCGCCGATAGAAATGAATGACTGGGCGCAGGCGACTTTGAATAATTCCAAAGAACAGATTTCAATATTCTGGAATAGAAAATTAGTTCCTGAAATGCAATTAATTGAGGCGGAGTTTCAAACTTCATTTTTTGATATATGGGCGAAGGATTTAGAAGGCCATTTTGATTTAAAGAATGTTGCTGAATTACAGGATTCGTTGGCGGAAAAAATAAAATCTGCTGAAAGGATCTGGAAGATGGGTGTGCCGTTATGGCAGATAAATAAAAAATTAGAACTCGGGTTTGAGTTGGATGATTTCGAGTCTGCTAAAATTCCGTTATTGCCTTTCAATCTTGGCAATGCAGAAGATCTGGTAACTAATGATTCGAAGACTGATGATGATTCAGATTTGACCGAGCCCGCTGAGGAAGAACCTGTTGAACCGGATATTGACGAAGATGAAGCCGAAAAGTTTTTAAAGATGGTCACAAAAAAAGATGATCAGATTGAGCAGACTAAAAAGAATTTTAAATACTGGAAAGCATTTGTAAATCAGATTAGACCATTAGAAGTAAAGTTCAGAAAGGCATTGAGTAAATATACTTTTGAATTAAGACAAGAAATATTAAAAAACTTTTTTAGAGATGCAGGAGAGATTGTTGATGCAAAAAGTAAGATAAAAGAATTTCCTCTATTCGATAAATCAGCACAGATACAGAAATTAAATAATATGGCCTCTCCTTATTTAGAAGAGGGTGTTAAGGTCGGCGGAAAAATTGCGTTTGCTGATCTGGCCATTGGAACAGAGTTTGAAATCATAGGCGATAATACAGTCGCTTTTTTACAGTCCAGGATTCAACAGATCAGGAAAATAGTTGATACCATAGATGATGAGGTGCAAGCGGTATTAACACAGGGAGTCAAGGAAGGCTTGGGAGTTGATGGGATTGCTCAGAAGCTGAGAAATAAATTAGATGTCGCTGTCAATCGAGGCAGGACTATTGCACGTACAGAAATTGCCGGAGCAGCGAATGGCGGAAAGTTCGCCACTTATTCAGATGAGCACATAAAAGAAACCGAATGGATTAATAGTTTTGATGATAAAGTCAGGGATATACATCAAATTTCGGAAGTCGTAACAATGGGCGAAGAGTTTTCAAATGGATTAAAATATCCCGGAGATCGCGAGGGTTCGGGATCAGATGCAGGAAATATAATAAATTGCAGATGCACTGCGAGAGCAGTTGTATAAAGGAGCGATTAAATGAAATATAATGCAAATACAAAAATGAAAAAGTATTTTACTTTTAAAAGTATCAAGCAAGAAGATGCTAATATTGATGAAAGGATTATTTCTTTTCGGGGTACTGATAATACAAAAGATCGAGATGGCGATGTAATTACGCATTCCGGATGGGAAGTTGATTCATTCATGAAAAACCCTGTCTTCTTATGGGCTCATAAATATGGCGAGTTACCTATAGGGAAAGCTCTCAATTTAACTATTGATGATGAGAAAGGACTCGACTTTGATATTCAGTTTGCATCGAGAGAGGAATATGCTTTTGCTGATACTGTGTATAAGTTATATAAAGGCGGATATTTATCTGCTGTATCAATCGGATTCATTCCTAAGGGCGGGAATTATGACAAAGATTCTGATACGTATTTTATTACAGAGAAAGAAATGCTTGAACTGTCTGCTGTACCTGTACCGGCGAACCCTAATGCTTTACAGAATAGTCTGGGCAAGGCTATGGATGATGGGATCATAAATGAGCAAGAAGTTCACGAATTTTTTGTATCAAGTAAAGAGTTTATAGAAAGTCTTAAAACAGAGGAGCAAGATGATGATGAGAAACCAGTTGATCCAAGTATTGATAATGATGATACTCCCGATAGTGGGGATGGCGATATTGATAATAGTGCAGATCCGAAATCAGAGAAAGAAGGATCTGAAAATAACGAGGGGACTATATCAGGACAAGAGTTGACCTGCGATAAAATATCAAAGGGCGAATGTCCATATATAAAAATGGAACTCCCAAAAATAAATATACAAGCTTATGAAATTGATGTTAATGAGAAAACGAAACGAGGGCAGACAATAAATAAAGATGATTTAAACGAAGTAAAAAATATATATAAAGACATATTCAAATCAGCAGATAATTCCGAAAAACCGGAGATAATATCAAGCAATGATTTGAAATCTTTAAAAGAAGAATTTAAAACTGAAGGAGTTTAAAAATGA